ATTAACTACCAAGTAAAAGAATCAAATGGAGTTAAAAATATAATAAAGTTAAATGCAACTTTAGAGTAACGAGTTTGTATAAGGTGTGTAGCGACCTAAACAGCTACAAATATTAAATTAATAATAAACTTTAAAAATAAAACAAATGAAAAAATTAAAAACAAAACTAAGCTATGCACTTTTTACTTTGTTGTGCTTAGTGTTTTTGCAAAGTTGCAGTAATGTAAAAGTTGAGCAAAAGGTTAATTTAATGACTTGCCCTAAAGGAAGTTATTTTATAACCACTTATGTATGGTATAAGCCTGAAAGTAGATTTTTTTTAAAAGAAATAGTTTATAGTAGTTATGAAAGCTCTAATGTTTACAATCTTGATTCTATTAAAAAAGCAGAATTAAAAAAAGCGATTAAATATAAACAAGCCTTAGAGAATGGGTTAAAACATTAAGTACAACGTGGTGCAGCTATGGTTAGTTCGTGGATTGATAACTTAAATTAACAAAAATGAATATAGATAAATTAACAGAGCAAATATTAGAAATAACTAATAATAGTGACTATGGTTGGATTGACTTAGACAGTAGTGATGCAGAACGTATTAGAGTAGCACTAACTAAAGCATTAACTATAGGTGCTGTTAGCGATACGTTAATTTTAACACCTAAAGACGCAGAAATATTTTTTAATGAAATAATGAACCCTAAAGAAGCAAACGACGCTCTTAAAAAGGCTATGTTAAAATTTATTACTCGCTAACGACACCAAGATATAAAAGCGTTTTAATGCTTTATATCGACTGTTGACCAACGTTTTAATGTTGGTGTAAAAAATAAAAACTATATTTGTAAATAATAATTAATTAAATAAATAAAAATGGAAAAACTAAGAAAGATTCAAGCCGAATTAAAAGCACCAAAAAACCAGAGAAACAACTTTGGTAAATACAACTATCGAAGTTGTGAAGATATCCTTGAGGCAGTTAAACCTTTATTGGATAAACACAAATGTACATTAACAATCTCAGACGAAGTAAGAGAAGTATGTGGTGTATTATTTGTTGAAGCAGCAGTATTTATATCTGATGGTAAAGATTCAGTTTATACTAAAGCACAAGCTGGTATTGATCCAAACAGAAAAGGAATGGACATAGCACAAAGTTTTGGTAGTAGTTCATCGTATGCACGTAAGTATGCCTTAAATGGTTTATTTTTGATTGATGATACAAAAGATGCTGATGCAAGTAATACACACGGAAAAGGGGCTAAAACAACTGAAAAAAGTTGGTTAAATAAAGGCACTGCTGAATTTAAGAAAGTACAGACATACTTAAAAGGTGGTGGTAACATTTCTAAAGTAGAAGAAAAGTACAGAATATCAAAAGAAGTAAAAGAACTATTAACTAAATAAACATAAATTATGACAGAATTAACAACAGAAGCAGATGTAATAAATTTAATTGGTTTTGAAACACCTTTAAAATTTGAATTTATATCAGATGGTATTTTTACTTTTAGAACAGTAATACCAAACCAAAAAAAAGATATAATATTTTATGAGATAGAGTTTTTTAGCAACCCAGATAAATCTTTAGATTTCTTTGCTTATGATACTTTTTCAAACTTTTTATTGAAATATCAAATACATACAGTAAGTGCTATAAACGAATCAACAAATACAAAAACTGAAATATATTTTAAAACTTATGAATGATTTTGAATTAAGAAAAACCAAGAAAGACCATTACAGATTCTTTATAAATGGAGTAGATGTAACTGGCGAACAAGAAAGAAGCACTTTTAGACACATTATAGAAGTGATAGACAATAAAATAACAACTGGATTATAAATTAAAATTAGAAATTATGAGTGCAAAAAAACCTTACTTATTAGGAGACGTTGAGTTACAACTTGACACAATTAAAAAACTTTCTCAATACTTTGAGAACATCTTAACCTACAATGCTAAAAGAGAATTAGTACCAAAGAAAGGAGAAGATGGTAAAGAGTTAAAGAAGCTAAAGTTAAACTTTTCAATTTTTGAAGAAGGTAACTTTGGGCAGAATGTATCTTTTACAATTCCTCAAACAAAAGAGCAGAGAGAGAACGGAGAAAAGAAAAGATATGTTGCCAATGGTAAAATCTACTATGCATCAGATGACTTACAATCTTTTGTACAAAAGTCAGAAGCAAAGGCAGAGAAAGCAACACCAGTTGCAGCAGATGACTTGCCATTTTAAATTATAAGGGAGGTGTGAAAGCCTCCTTTTTTTCGGATTGTATAAGGTGCGTTTTAATCCACTTTATACGTTGTTAGCATTAGTACGGATTAATTAACTAAAAATAAAATATAATGAAAAACGTAAAAATAATTGAAGGTGTAATTGCTGAGTATAATGGGAAATACTGGGGAAAACAAGAATGGGATAATATGGATTTTGGTGACATAGAAAGAGCTGATGTAAGTAACCCTAAATTTTGCAAAAAACCAACAGATAAAACATCAGAAAACCAAATAAGCTATTACAACGCTTTAAGCAAGGCAAAATTAATTAAGATTAAGAAAATAATAACTACTGAGTTTGAAATACTAACGTAGTATTATGGCTAACGGTTTGTGTAAGGAAAGTTGCGATTAAAAACGCTTAAACTTTCAGATTTATAAATATAGAAAATTAAAAAAACAGAAACTATGATAATGCAATTAATAAGCAATTTTTTTTACACGGTGTTGGCAACCGTTTTTTATTTTAAAATATTAAATGATAGACGTAAAAAAGCATTGTTATACTCCATAAAACAAAACAAAAAAATGTCAGATACTCAAAAACTTCGTAGGTTTTTCCAATTTCTACATATTCTGCTTGAACCTTATTTTCGTCAGGGTTCTTATTGTATTCTATCAGGAATTTTAACCGAGTATCAGCCTCTTTTTTACGAAACTTTGACTCGGAAGATAAGAAGGCTAAAGAGAAAAGGATACAAAGTACGAGTAGAAATATGGATGAAAAGAAAAGTATTCGAGAGATACAATCAAGAGACTCAAACCTTGTTAATGACACAAGGAGTCCTAGTAGAGTAATTGAAATAGATGTGATGAATTTAATAAAAGAATACTTAGATTCAATATGTTTACTACTTGATTTATCGTATTCCGTTAAATGTTTTTCTATTACTTTATTCATTTTTTAAATTAATTTATCAATAACAAATAATATGATTCCAATACTGCTGCCAATAATAAGTGCAATGATAGCTATTTTGTTACTAACATTTAAACCTTTCCAAAAAAGAAAAAAAGATGAAATTAGATAATATTCAACATTTTGAATATGCCAACCTTTATTTTTGTAATATAAAACAGATAAAATTCCAACCGTCTTGTAGTCAAACAAATCACGAGCTTTACTTGTTTTTATTTCAGAGTAATTTTCCTTATGTTTTGACAAGTAGAATTTTATTAATTTCATATTTCAGATTGCGATTAGTAATGGTTGCCAACAGTTGTGTATGGCACGTTTTAATGTGTTATACACTTAGTTAAAACTTTTTATATGTGGAACTATAAAGGACAAAGAATAAAATCAAGAGAAGATTTACCAGCAGATGCAATTGGCTTTGTTTACAGAATACTTAACAGACGAACAGAACAAGTTTATATTGGTAAAAAGATACTGCTTAACAAACGTACAAGACCACCTTTAAAGGGATATAAAAGAAAGAGAGTTGATTACGTTGAAAGCAACTGGATGAAATATACTGGAAGCAATAAAGAAAGTAAAAAATGGAATATAGAAGATTGTTATAGAGAAATTATATATATTTGCTACAATCGAACAATGATGAGCTATTATGAAACCAAGTTACAATTTACAGAGAACGTTTTAGAAAATGATAAATTCTTAAATGATAATGTACTTGGTAAATATTATAAAACAAAAATACAGAAATATATAGATGACGCAGAAAATAAAAACGAATGAGCAAATTGAAGAAGATAGAATGGCA